CCAGTGGGTAGATGGAGATTTTGTTAGATTTCGATATGGCCTCCCTGAAAAAATAGGGGGTTGGGCTCAATTGACAGCTGCCGAAAAAACATTACCTGGAGCTAACAGAGCTGCACATCCTTTTACAAGTTTAAAAGGGGAGCGTTATGTAGCCTTAGGAACTTCTCAAGGTTTATTTTTATATTATGGGGAAGATCTTTATGACATTTCTCCTTTAGATACAGCTATCACTGGCTGTACTTTTACTACAAGTTCTGCAGCCGGAACTACAATTACAATTGACAAAGCTTCTCATGGTTTAAAAGCTGGAAGATATATTACATTATCCTCTGTAACCGTTACAGCTGATTCAAATTTAACTCCAGCTATTTTAGAAAAAGCTTATGAAGTCTTAACAGTTCCAACAGTGGATAAATTTACTATTACAGCTTCTTCTCCAGAAACAGGAACCGGAATGACAGCTGCCGGTTCAGTAACAGTTAATCCTTATTACATTGTCGGCCCTACTTATGCTACAGTTGGATATGGATGGGGAACTTATTTATGGGGCGATTCAACTTGGGGCACCGAGCGATCAACAAGTGATGTGACTCTGGATCCAGGCACCTGGAGCCTTGATAATTATGGAGAAGTTTTAGTTGCCACTATTGCTGACGGTAGAACTTTTACTTGGAATGCTGGAGCTGCAAATGCGAGAACTATTCGCGCGTCCCAGTCTACTACTGATTTTGTTACCACTGCTAATCCTACAGTTTCAACTATGACTATTGTTTCAGATAGAGATAGACATTTATTTCATCTCGGAACTGAAACAACTATTGGAGATTCTACTACGCAAGATAAAATGTTTATAAGATTTTCTAATCAAGAAAATTTAAACGAATATACCCCTACTCAAATTAATACAGCTGGAACTTTTAGACTAGATGCTGGAAATGAAATTCGAACAGCTGTTTCAGGGAAAGATTATACTTTAATCTTAACAGACACAGCAGCCTATGTAGCTCAATATGTGGGACCTCCTTATACATTTAGTATTAGGCAAGTCGGAACTAACTGTGGATGTATGGGCCCTCACGCAGCTGTTTCAGCTAATGGAGCTGTTTATTGGATGGGGGATGCCGGAGGTTTTTATAGATATGATGGAACGGTTAAATCAATAAATTGTTTAGTGGAAGATTTTGTTTTTAATACGGATGGAGATAATTTAGGAATTAATTATGCTGCCAATAAAGTTATTTATGCAGGTCATAATAGTTTATATACCGAAGTTTCATGGTTTTACGCTGCCTCAGGAAATGAACAAATTAATAGATGTGTAACATATAACTATGGAGAAGATGTATGGACCACAAGTTCTTTAGATAGAACGACTTGGTCAGACGCCAATGTTTTTGATAAACCTTATGCTACAGATTATGATTCAACACTTACTCCGGTTTTTCCAGATATTCTTGGAATTACTAATACTTATGGCGCTTCTCTTTATTACGAACAGGAAACAGGAACTGATCAAGTAAATAGTACGGCTACAACTTCTATTAATGCTTACATACGATCCGGAGATTATGATATTACCACGAGAAAAAATATGATGGGTCAATCAACTGGTGTAGTAGATTTTAGAGGGGATGGAGAATATTTTATGTCAGTGAGAAGATTTATTCCTGATTTTAAATATCTTTCAGGAAATGCAAAATTAACTTTATATGTAAGTTCTTATCCAGATGATACCCCAGTAAGTTCTCCTTTAGGACCTTTTACAGTTACATCAACTACATCAAAAGTAGATACCAGAGCTCGAGGAAGACTGGTTTCTATTAATATTGCTAATGATGCTACCGGGGAAACCTGGAGATATGGCACATTGAGATTAGATGCACAAGCAGACGGGAGACGATAATGCCATTTCAATCTGAAAAACAAAGAAGATATTTATGGGCTAACGAGCCAGAGATAGCTCGTGATTGGGCTGATACTTATGGAAGTAGAGTTGAAAATAATATGGGTGGAATTACCCGAGCAAGTTTTGCTATGGGAAGTCCCTGGACGTGGTTAGCCAACATGGTTAGTGGAGGACTTAAAGATTATGTTACAGAAACTCCTAGTCAACAAGCGTGGGATTATCTTGGACAACAAGAATATAAAACTCCCGACGGTCAATCAATTATGGATTATGGACAAAGCCTTTACCAACCCGGTCAAATTCTAGAAGGATATAATCCTGTTTCAAGTTTTGGTCTAGGACCTATGGGAACTTTACAAAAAAGAAGACAATACATGTTGGATAGAATGGCTGCCGGAAAAACTTATAGTGAGAAAAATTTGGATGAAGTTACAAACGCATTAAACATTCTCCAAGGATCAGGCGATAATATGGGAATGCCACAAGCTGATCCTGGAGATTGGTCTACTTATGAAAGTAATCCAACGGGAGAATTTAATGATGGTGGAAGAGTAGGATTTTTTGAAGGAGCTTTAGCTGATACTGCAGAAGGACAAGCTATGTCTCCAGGAACAACTGCCGGTGGCGAGTTTAGATCAGGCCCCGAAAATATGAATCAAGGTAATGCTGGATATCAAGATCCAATTATGCTGGGTGGAACAGGTATTAAACCCGAACCGAAAAAAAATTTGGTAGGCATGGGAATAGCAGGACTTAGAGGCATTCTACCATTTTTAGGGGAGAAAGGTACTTTACCTGGAGTAGCATTAAGCATTTATGATATCATTAATCAGGAAGCAGACATCGACGATATGGTTTTATCAGCAGATGAAGAAAAAGATGACACTTATTCGGATGAGGAAAAACGAGCTATGAATATTAGAAATATGGAGAAGTTTATAACTAACCAAAAACTAAAAAATCAAGCTGACATCTTTAAGGAATATGAATAATGGCAAAAATAACATCATACATTCCAGAACCTCAACCACAGTATCAAGTAGAAAATCAAAGACAGATTTTAGCTTCTATTGAAACTATTAAAAATGAATTGAATTTTGCCTTTCAAAATGATTTAAAGGAAGAACAAGATACATTTAACTATTTTATATCATGACTATTCAATACAAGAACCAGGGATTTAGTTTAACTACAACCAATACCGTGTCTGTTTTAACAGCTAATGCTACTTCGGTTGTTTTAATAAAACAAATTCAAGCTAGTAATGGGTCTTCAGCAGGGGCGTTATCAGTGGTTACTCAAGTTACAGATGCTACGGCAGCTGTGACATATAGAATAGGTAATCAAAGTATTGCAGCTTCTTCTACAACTGATATAATAACTAAAACATTGGTACTAGAATCTAACGATGTTTTAAAAATGACATGCGCAACAAAGGATGAAATACAAGGAATCGTTTCGTACGCCTTAATAAATAGAGAGAACCAAAATGGATAAAGATATAGAAGACTTACCCAAGATTAATTGCACTACTGTAATTAGTTGGAGAAATACAAAGACAGGAGAAAAATATAAAGAGAAGAAAGAAGGACCAGATATTGTACAAGATTGTGATGTACACATTTCGCCTAAAGGTTTAGAAATTCTTCAGAAAGTAATGCGTGATAAACCAAAATCCTAAAGGTGGAACTGAACTACAATTAGCCCACTTTAAAAAATTTGTAGACCAAAAATTAGTTGAACAAATAGACTTACATCTTTCTGTTCCTGAACGCTTACCCATTGATCCGAATAAGCCAAGTATCATTTGGTTAAAGAATTCTTATGATCAACCTAACTTGTATCCCTGGTTTAAGAAAAAAGAAAATCACACTAAGTATGATTGGTATGTTTTTAATACTCACTGGAGTTATGAAAAATATAGACAACATTTTAATCTTCCTCATGACAGATGTGTGGTTATTAAAAATGGAGTAGAAGATGTTCCAAGATCAAAATTAGATTATCAAAAAGGACAACCAATTAAAATGGTTCATCAATGTACACCATGGAGAGGACTATCCGTTTTATTAGGGGCCATGCAATTAGTGAAGAATCCTCTAATTAGTTTAGATGTTTATTCTTCAACAGAAATTTATGGAAAACATTTTCATGATGCTAATCAAGCAACGTATGAACCTTTATTTGAACAAGCAAGGAAGTTGCCCAATGTTAATTATATTGGACATAAATCCAATGAAGAAGTAAAAAATTCTTTACAGAATTATCATATGTTTCCGTACCCTAGTATATGGGAAGAAACATTTTGTATCTCTGCAATTGAATGTATGAAAGCTGGATTATATACGATAGTTACCAACTTTGGAGCTTTGTTTGAAACTTGTGCTGAGTTTCCAATGTATATTCCTTATGACAGGAATTATAAAAACTTAGCAATGAAATTTGCTGCAGGGATTGAAGCAGCTGCCCAACAGATTCATACTGATGCTATTAAGGACCATTTAAAATTTCAAATGGAATACTGTGATAGATATTATAATTGGACTAAACAAGGCGCATCATGGAATGCATTTTTGAAAGGAGCGATTGAACATTATGCCAAAACTCGACAATCTAGATGAAAATGAAACACATAACGCTACTCATGAACCCATCTGGTTTAATAAGGATACCTATCAAACCATTAAACATGAGAAAGTAGAACCTATAGTGAGAGAAATAAATATTGGAGAAAGATCTCCTTATAAACTGATGGTATGTACTCCGGTACATAGTGATGTCAGTATGCATTACTGTCAAACTGTCTTAAAACTTCAACAAGAATGTATGATGAAAAATATGCTTGTAAGTTTTACTCTTTTAAAATCTTCCTTAGTTACTCAAGGTAGAAATTTATGTGTCGCTGATTTTCTTAATCATGAAGATGAATATACTCATTTATTATTTTTAGATTCGGATATTGATGTTAATCCTTCAACTATCTTTAAAATGTTAGAACTAGAGAAAGATTTAATAGCGTGTCCCTATAGTATGAAAACTTTAGATTGGGATAAAATGTGGCGTAGATTAGAGAACGAAAAAATAGATAAAGCTGATGATTTAATGAAAGCTGGATTTACTTTTCCTATTAAAGTCCCTGATCCAGAATCTGTTATTGTGGAAAAAGGAGTTATGAAAGCAACTCATGCCCCTACGGGATGTATGCTTATTAAAAGACATGTTATTGAAAAGCTTATTAAAGCTCATCCAGAGTTAGAAATATTTCAACCAACATATATCAATGGAAAAGAGACTAGCAGAAAGAACTTTTATAACCTTTTTGATACATTACATGACGCTAAAACTAAGAAATACTTTGGCG